ATGTGGGCCGCCGCTAGTGCGGTTTTATTATGGGCCCTATGGTACGGTTACTATATGTATGGAGACATTTCATATGGACGACTGAACAAGATTCCGTTTGTAGAAGTACAATGGTATCATGCTATGGCACCTGCCGTACTACTGTTATTGACACGGGTCGGTGTACCTGTATCAACATCCTTCCTAGTGTTGAGTGCTTTCGCAAGTACTTTTGTGCTAGAAAAGATGTTGATTAAATCAATGATGGGCTATGTGGTTGCAGCAACAGCAGCATATGGTATTTGGTTCTTTGTTAGTCGTTGGCTAGATGAAGGCAAACCAGTTAACGAAGCACACAAACCTTACTGGCGAGTAGCACAGTGGATTACTACAGGCTTCTTATGGTGGACATGGCTAAGTCATGATATGGCAAACATTGCAGTGTTCCTGCCACGTGAACTTGACATTCCGCTAATGCTTATGATCTCAGTAGTCTTTGTAGGCGGGCTTGCATTTATGTTCCGTGAAGGCGGAGGCAAGATTCAAAAGATTGTACTAGAGAAACACAATACTCGTTACATTAGAAGTGCAACGATTATTGATTTAGTTTACTGGGCAATCTTGTTCTTCTTCAAAGAGCTCAACGATATTCCAATGTCAACAACTTGGGTGTTCGTAGGTATGCTTGCCGGACGTGAGTTTGCTATTGCAAGTTTCATGGGCAAGAAGAAAACAAAGAGTGTGTTCCCACTAGTGGGCAGAGACTTTGGTAAGATGATGATTGGACTAAGTGCATCACTTGCTATTGTATTGCTGATACACTATGTTTTAGTACCAAACGGATTCTAAACTAAGGGGAAGGTTGTGTTCGACGACACAACCTTTTCTCTTGACATAACACTCGATGAGTGTATAATTACACTATAGCTTAACTTAACAACGAAAAGGAAATCGCTTGAAAATGAAGATCATCACAGGAAACGCTAATCCTCAACTAGCGCAGAGTATTGCAGACTATTCGTTTGCACCGTTATTGCCTACCAAGATTAGTACATTTGCTGACGGTGAAACAAGCGTAGAGTTTCTAGACAACATTCGCGGAGAAGATGTATTCATTGTGCAAAGCACTTCTACACCTGTAAATGACAGCTTAATGGAACTATTGGTCATGATCGATGCTGCCAAGCGTTCAAGTGCTCATCGTATTACAGCAGTAATTCCTTACTTTGGGTATGCACGTCAAGACCGTAAAAGCGCAAGTCGTACGCCTATTACAGCAAAACTAGTAGCAGACTTGCTAACGACAGCAGGCGCACACAGAGTGCTTACAATGGATCTACACGCAGGACAGATCCAAGGCTTCTTTAACATTCCAGTTGACGATCTAACCAGCCGCCTGGTGTTTGCAAAAGACATTAGACACAATGTAGGAACAGACGAAGGCACAGTATTTGTAAGCCCGGACGCCGGCGGCGTTGTTCGTGCTAGGAAGTTTGCAGACATGTTCCATGCAGACATTGCTATTGTAGACAAGCGCAGGCCTGAAGCAGGCAAGAGCGAAGTTATGAATCTAATTGGCGATGTTAAAGGTAAACACGCTATTCTAGTTGACGACATCATTGACAGTGGCGGAACACTTTGCAATGCAGCACAAGCTATTATGGATGCAGGTGCGTTAAGTGTTAGAGCATATATTACACACGGAGTACTAAGCGGCGAAGCATGTCAACGTGTTGAAAAGAGTGTACTCACAGAGCTTGTAATTACTGACAGCATTGCAGACCGTTGCCCTAAGAACTGCAAAAAGACACGACAGGTTAGTGTCGCGCCTTTGTTTGGTGAAGCTATTCGTCGTGTAACTAACGAAGAATCAGTTAGCAGTTTATTTGGATAGAGCATACGCCTCTAAGTGCTTGATGTATTGCTCCATTGAATGATCACCAAAGCTGTCTATTTTGCCTTGCTTGATGCCCATCCACATGCCGCGCCACTTGTCTTTGACTAGTTGCCAGCCTGTTGGATTTCTAACTTGCCCATAAGCATTTAGATAGTGCTGAGTTCCGTGATGTACAAACCCCATTACCCAAAGAGGAACAGTAGTGACGATGTCATTGTTGTTCTTCCAACGATGATGCACAACACCTAGGCTCTTAACATACTTGCGCCATCCTACTCTAGGCGAACCATATGTGTACAGCTCTTCTGGATTAGGAACGCTTGCATAAAACATACAACGACTTGCCATAATAGTTGCCATTGCTGCTCCTAAGCTGTGACCACAGAACCAAACCTTCTTGCCTCGATTTTGTGTGCGAATCATATCGTCACATACCATAGGCCAAAGATCATCTACTTCTGTTTTAAAACCAACATGTACTCTGCCAATTGTTTCTGCCATTACTGGCACAGCTCTTAGATCAGCTTTGATATCGTTTAATTCTGTAGGTTCAGTGCCGCGACATGCAATCACTAAATCTTCTTTGTTCATAAAGCGATACGCTTGTGCGCCGTCTTTTTCGTAAAACTCAACAGTTGTAAACCCTAAAATCTTTGCTTGTTTTTTTGCGTCTTTTATGTTACTATATGCTATACTAGATAGTTTAGCGAAAAGAAGAGATCTTTCCTTGAAATTCATACTCGATATTGACATTATGTGCCCTCCAATGTTTGTAATATTTATATGCAATGTGTACTAAATACTGTATAGGAATAGTAAATATGAAAAAACGTACTAGAAGTATACTCGAAGAACTTAATAATGTTCACGGTCGTAGAGACAGTGACCATCTCATCGACACCACTGCTAATAATATTATTGAAAGCGCCATCAACCTATTAAGTAGAATACATTCTACATATGATGTGGATACTGCTGGCGAATTAGAAAGACGTTTTATCAACAGTATAAAGAGCAGTGACCCTCGCAAGTTTAAACGCAGTATGGGTAGAATAATAGAGAGTAAGAAAAATGATTCTTAAAGAAGGCGGCAACATATTTAAGACTGAGCAAGGACCAATTACTCAGCGTATTGCAACAAAAGATGTGCAAGCATCAATTGACTTTATAGAAAAGATCACAGGGTTAACCTTCGACGAAGAAGATTGGTTAGGTACAACTGGAAAGAAAGTTGATCCAGATGGCGAGTTTGAAAAGAACAGCTCTGGTGACTTAGATCTAAACACAGACGCAAACAAAGTAAGCAAAGCGCAGTTAATTAAAAAACTTACAGTATGGTTAAAGAGTCAAGGCGTTGATGACGCTGAGATTATGAATCTAGGTAAAGCAGATAACAAAAGAATAAACGGTGTTGCTGTTGCTAAAAATGACGGCTGGATTAAAGACGCAGGCGATCAAGTACACTTCCGCACACCTATTGCAGGCAGCGACAAGAATGGATTTGTTCAAACAGACTTTATGTTTACAGACGATCCAGTACATCAACGCAATGCAAAGCGTGGCGGAACAGATCAGTTTGGTGGAACTGATAGAGCTATATTATTAAGTGCAATTGCAAGAGGACGTGGAGTAAAGTTTAGTCCTAAGTTTGGCATAGTTGATCCTAATAATGGCGACAAGGTTATTAGCAACGACTGGAATAAAGGTATTCCAGAAATATTGTTAGGCAAAGGTGCAAAAGAAGCAGATACTCACACAGTTGAAAGTATGTTGGCAAAACTTAAAGGCGATCCAAACTACGAACAGCTTATTGCTCCGTGGAAAGAAGCAATGGAAAAGGCAGGCAAACAAGTACCTGAGTCTGCACCAACAGGGTATACTACACTAGAAGACAAACAGCTTGCACGTATCAAAGAACTAAGTGGCAACATGGGAAATGTTGTTATGTCAAGCGGAGCATTTAACAGATGAGATTCCAAGAGTTCCGTACAGTCTTAACTGAAGCAGCTAAAGTTGGCCGCGAGTATCAACACCTTGAGGATCTTGTGTTTGTTAAAGGATCTAAAGGTGCTCTTGAAGCAGCAGGTATTCTAGATAAGTTAGGAACTGACAGTTCAGACGTTGCTATCAAATGGGACGGCAATCCAACTATCTATTGGGGACGTGAACCTAACGGTGAGTTTGTTCTTGTAGGCAAGAATGGATGGGGTCGTAACAAAAGCACAAGCGCAGATGACTTGTCACGCTTTATACAAAACTCAGGCAAAGGTGTAGAAGAAGAACCATGGCGCAAAGACTTTGGTGAAGAGATGGCAGAAGTTTTTGAACTTATGAAATCAGCCACTCCAGATACATTCCGTGGATATGTGTACGGCGACTTGCTCTACAGTCCACGCAAGCCATTTACTAAAACAGATGGCGCAGTAGAATTTGAACCAAATAAAGTCAAGTACACAGTCGATACGAAGAGCCCTCTCGGTGAGCGCATAGCGAACTCAAAAGTCGGTGTAGTAGTTCACACAAAACTCGAAGAGTTTGGTTCAAAGTCTGCTACTCCTTTTAAAGATGTACAAGAACTTAATAGTCCAGACGTAGTAGTATTAGGACAAACTTATGTTACTCATCAACCTAAAGTTGATACATCAGAAGTTAAAGGTATTAGAGCAGCAGCAGAAAAGAATGCACAAGCAATTGACACATTCTTGCAAGGCACACAGGGACTAAGCAGTCCTGCACAAATTATCTATACATATGTTAATCATATGACACGTACACAACAGTTGAAGAATATCGACACTGGTTTCTTTGATTGGCTAAGTACTTCGAAAGTAAGTCAAGGACAGCAAGCAAAACTAGCAGCAATGAATGAAGCTAATCCAAAAGCATTACCTGCTATCTTTGGGCTTGTAAAACAGATTATGTCTGCTAAGGATCACATCATAGATCAATTAGACGATGCTGACGCAGACGTTAAGGCAACAACAAAAGGCGAGAAGGGCGGCGAAGGTTACGTGGCTCTTGGTTCAAAGACTAAACTAGTGCCACGTACAAGATGGCAACCAAATTAAGGAAGTAGAAAAATGAAAATTAATGAAGTAACAGAAGGTCCTTATGACATGTCACCATTTGCCAAAAAGATGGCAATTTATGGTCGTAGACTTGAACAAATGGGAATGGGCACAGGAGAACCTGGGAGCCTGGCAAAAATGTCAGATGAAGAGCTAGGCATGCTGAACAAAATGGGAACAGTCGGTTCTGCACTAACACGGGTTGGGTCTGCTTTTGGTATTAAAGATCCAACAAAAGGCGAAGGCTCCCCAGAGCAAAGGCTTGCAAAATTTTTCGGCGAGCTAGAAAGTAACTGCAACTGTGATAAAGCAACTATCATGAAGCTAATTAAAAAAGCAGAACAAGCAGGCGATATGAAAGCTAATGTTCCAGATCCTGAGCCACAAGACGAACCAGAAGATGATTTTGATGGACCAAGTGATGACGAGATTGCACGTCAGGCAGATGCAAGAGCAGCGAAGCGTAAGTAATGACTGAAAAGTATACCGCAGCACAGTGGGCAGAGATTGAAGGCGGACATGAAGTTACGCCTACTAAAGAAGAACCTTATTCTTTCTTGAGAGACCTGCACGAGTCACGCATGACCAAAGATAACGGCAATGCCAAGAAGCTGACTTATACTGACTGTGGTGAAAGAATGTACTTGACACTGTTGGCACTGGAAACAATGCGACAGTATCCAGACTTCAAAGCATATGTACAACGCTACTGCAAAAAGACAGCAGGGTTTGAGCTATACAAAATGTATCGCATCATGGGTACTGACCTCTACAACTTTATCTACTTCCTTGTAGGGGACGGCAGCGCACAAGACAAACTTAAAGATCCTGAAGCAGCAAAGCGTCTAAGATCAACAACAAAGCTACCAACAGCAGCTATTAATAGATATATTAATGCAGTTGCACAAGGCAAGGAACCTTCGCAAGTCAACAGTATGTTAATGGCAGTTGAAAGTGCTATCAACGTAACCAATAGCGATTACAAAGCAATACGCAGAAACTTAACTAACTTTGCACGTCTAACTAAAGCAGAGAAGCGTTTAGTATCAACACGTTTAATATTTGCGGTTCGCGCTAAACTGCGCAGCTCAGATATTATTGAAGACTTTGAAAAGTTTGCAGCAGTTAAGAACCTAGAAAAAGCAAGTGTAATAGATCCAGAACCAACTGTATCAACACCCGACATTGCAACAAAACCTAGTGACCTTGCAATGTACAGGTATTTAGTAGGCGACAAGAACCTAGCACTGACCAAGAAGTTCTTAGAGCAAGCTAAGGATGGCAAAGCAGCAAGTGCTATGATGGTGCAGGCATACTTGCCAGCTATTGAAATGATAGATGATATTGTACAAGCTGGCCCTGCTTATGTACAACAGCTAAGAGCGGTACATAAAAGAGCCAAAAGAAGCTAATTAAACACAAAAATATCATAAAATGATAAATAATATTATACAAAACGCAAGAGAAATGCGTTTTGCCATTAGATCATAGGAGAATATAAAATGGCTACAGTAGCAAGAAAAGCAAACACACTTATCGTAAAAGATACACTATTCGCAACAGCACAAGTAGGCGGTTGGAAAATCGCACTAGATGCAGCACTAACAGAAGATACAGCATCAGCTGGTATTGTAACACCTGGTACAGCTCGCGCACTAGCAGAAGAGCTAGGTTCAACAGCAATGTTGTTTGAAGTTACAACTAACAAGAAAGATATCATCATCATTGGTGATTCACATGCACTAGACGCAGCAACACTTAAAGCTCGTGCTGAGCAAGTGACTGGTGCAACTGCAACAGTAACAGCACTAACATCGCTAGTTGGCGTAACTGCAACTTCATAAGATTCCTTACTACCTTAGGAACCGTGATTGCTTACACAGGCGTCACACTAAAGAGTCACTTTTTAAGTGGCTCTTTTTTTATGGCTTAAATACTGTATGAGATTTACATTGCATACACTAGTTGATATTACTGAGACAGGAGCACGCCGCGGCGAAGATCCTGTAAAATATCGTCAACAACAAAACTTTCTTACAATTATGCAAACAATAGGATTAAGAGTAAATCCAACGTATGTTAAAGCACCTGAAGTTGTTAAAGAAGTGCCTAGTAAACTAGGACTAGGAACATCCTACAAGAACAAACAAAAAGTGTGGGCTTATACATTTGATATAGAATATGAAGGCGCATTAGACATTGAAACACTAGTAAATGACTTTGATCTAATACCAGTTATTACAGGATTAGAAGAAACTGTAAAGTTTAATAATGCGCAATTTATTACCAATAATAGTAGTATATGTAACATATCTTTTGTAATAGATGATAAATAACTTTGTAGCTTAAAAACTACCAGGCATATTAAAACACATTATACTAAAGGCCAACTGTGAGTTTACTTTAACCATTAACGGAGTTTATATGTCTGAGAATACGACAACAGAATTAGAAAAGCAGAGTTTAGAAGCACACGTAGATCTATGCGCTCTACGCTATGCTAACCTTGACAATCGTTTGAGCACTGTTGAAAATACCCTTAAAGAAATACACACAGATATTAAAAATGGCCAGGCTAGTATGACTAAAGTACTAATTGGTACAGCAGGAACAGTCATTGCAGGATTGCTTTCCACCCTTATTGTAATTATTATGCAGTAACCTTCCGCTCACGATAAATAACTATATGTTATTACGTGAGTTTTTTATTGACCCCGCAGAAGAGATCCTAGAAGAAGGACAAACATGGGCACGTTCTGGAAAGAAAGTTGTGCGCAAGTTCCGTTGTTCTGGAGGGCCTCGCAAGAATCGTGTTGTTGCTAAGATGTCGCAGTGTTTTGCAGCACCTGATATTAAAAAGCGTCAAACACTAAAGAAAACCAAAGCTAGATTAGGCAAAAGAATGATACGCAAAGCCAAGAAGACTAAACGTATTAATCCAGCTAGTAAGCGTGTTCAGTCTCTAAACAAGAGAAGAAGATAATGTTACTACGTGAGCTTATAGAAGGCGTTACTACTATCTTCGGCAAGAGTGGTAACAAAACAGTTCGCAAGTATCGCTGCACAAGTGGCTCACGCAAAGGACGTATTGTTGCAAAGCCGGCAACTTGTAATGCTCCTAAGAATGTTAAAGCATCTAACACTCTAAAGAAAACTAGACGCTCAAAAGGCAAGACGATAAGTATTAAGAGTACACGTACTAAACGTACAAATCCAGCAAGTCAAAAGCTGAGACGATTGAATACTGGACGTAGAAGAATTAAGCCTAGAAATAGAAGAGGTGCAAGAATATGAAAATAAATGAAATAACAACAGCTAAGATTGATAAAGTAAAACCTGGGGTCGAAGCAACTGTTGACAACGGCGACGGCACTAAAACGGTTGTTGATCTTAAAAAGAATCCTAATGCACTTGTCAAAGATCCTGCAACTAAAAAAATTAAACTAAACAAAAAACCACAATCTGGCACTGAAAGCGATCCTGCTAAAACACCTAAACCTGGCGATAGCGTAGAAGTAGAATGAGAATCATAGACATCGTAGATGAGATATACATGACCAATGAAGAGAAAGCTCTTTTGGAAACCATCGACGATGTCCGCCCGCTTGGATCATTTCTAGAGCGCGAACAAACCATTATCAATAATCTAATTCGTAAGAGTATAATAAGTAAAGTACAAACTCATAGTGGAACAATAGTGGTGATACGGAATGACAACTGAAAAAATACTAAATGATCTTGAAGAAATTGTTAACAAAGGACTTGAAGATAGTGCTATCCCTCATCAAAGAGGTAATAGTATTAGAATCAAACACATTGTTATTCGTAAAAGTCCTAAAGGATATTTGATCTACGATGCTAAAGAAAATAAGCAAGTAGTAAGAACTTTTTTCAAAACAACAGCAGTTGCAATTGCAAAGAATCTTGCTCAAGGTAACGATATCACAAAAACTGCAATGGAATTTGATAATGCAATGTTAAAACACTATAATGATGCAGTATTCTATAAACATTGTATTAATAAATCAGAAGACCCTTGTAAGAGAGAAATACGTAGAATACGACTTGACGTAGCGATACAAGAATCACAAAGAGTGCGCAGCCTTTTAGACCGTTATATTTTTTGTTAGTGATAAATATAATATAGAATACCTATCAACAGGAAGAATAAAATGCAAATTAGAGAATTTTCAAAGCCGCTAACGGCAGCAAAACTAAATGAAAGCCTAGCACAACGCTTTGGTTCAAAGATTAACATCGATGCGTTTACTACTGAACAACTACAAGACGCCCGTAACAAATTACGCACCCAAGTATTTAATGTAGAAACAACTGAAAGTTTTGACGCAGTTCAGCAAAAAGGACACACTAAGAACAAATTGTTTCTAGACGTACTTAATGCTGCACTTGCAGAGCGTGATGATGTAAGCATTGCTATTGATGAAGCAATTGAATCACTCAACGAAGGTGAAGAAGACAAAGCAGAACTAGTAATGGCAGCTAAGGACATGGTTGATCGTGTTACTGGTTGGATGGAAGACACTGCTGAAATGCAAACAGAGTCAATGCTAGAACTAGCAGATGCAATCCGTGACGAGATGGGCAGTGAGCAGGCAGAAGCATTTACTGCAAGTGTTAAGCCTGCACTTGAAGCAATGTATGGCGTAATGGAAACAACACGTCAAACACTAACACAAGGTGTTGGAATGTTAACAGGCGAAGCTGAGCCAATGGACACAATGGGTGCAGAAGAGCCAGACATGGACATGGAGCCAACTGTTGACGGTGACGTAGATGCAGACATGGATATGGAAGAGCCAGCAGCAGATGACGAGTTTGGTGCAGCAGATGCAGCAGCAGGCGGCGAAGAGCTAGGCGGACGTGAGAAGCGTGAGTCAGTAGACCATTCAAAAAAAAAGTAAATGAAGCTGTAGATGGTAGCACCATCTACGCTTTACTAAGACAACAAAAAGCGGCCGGTGTGGCCGCTTTATCTATTGCTAAACTAGACAAATACATGCGCAATCAAGGCAAAGGAAACTTTGACTACGAAAGCTTTAAAGCAATGTATGATGCAGACCCTAAAATACAACAGCTAGTAACCAACTTTGACAAAGACAAGATTGAATTTAAACAAAGCGAAGTAGATGATGTTGCAGGAGCAGTACCAGGAAACCCAGGTCGTCCAAGTGACACTGTGGGTAACATGGCTAAGAACGCTACAGACTTAGGCAACGAACTTTAAATAACGGTTGACAAGGCTCCTATTTGGTGTTATTATATACACTAATAGGAGCTTTTTTATGACTGAACGATCGCACGAAGACGTAGTAAAAAACATTACAGAAGTAATGGAACAGTACGTAACCCCAGCAGTAGCACAGCACGGCGGAGAAGTTAACTTTGTTAGCTTTGAAAATGGTACAGTACTTGTAGAATTAAGTGGAGCCTGTAGTGGTTGCGCAGGTAGTACAATGACACTTAAACACGGCATTGAACAAATGATGACAAGTTTAATCCCCGAAGTAAACTCAGTTGAAGGCATTGATGATCCGTTTTCAGATGTAAGTCCTTACTTTATGAATAACGATCCATTTGGGCAAGCAGCGTGGGAAGAGCAGCACCGTCAGGAGGGGTTTAATGAGTCTAATAATCGAGAAGTATAAGTACGAAAAACTAAAGCGTGTTGAAGTAGACGGCAAGCGCCGCTATGCAGCACCAGGTCATCCGCCTGTAGCAAGTGTAACAACCATCCTCAGTGGTACTAAGGATATGTCGCACCTTATTGCTTGGAAGAAACGTGTAGGCGAAGCTAAAGCACAAGAGATTGTAACTGAAGCAAGTGGTGTTGGCACACGCATGCATCATTATCTTGAAACTTATGTCGAAACAGGCGAGTGGCCTACTCCCGGCAGTAATCCTTATGCACAGCAAGCACACTCAATGGCATGTGTAATACGTGACGAAGCAATGGTACACGTTGATGAAATTTGGGGCAGCGAAGTTCCGCTTTATGTTCCTGGTATCTTTGCAGGCACTACTGACCTTGTAGGTCAGTACAAAGGCAACCCCTGCATCATGGACTTTAAGCAGACGAACAAGCCAAAGAAGCCTGAGTGGGTAGAAGACTACTATCTACAGCTAACAGCATATGCACTAGGACACAACGAAGTACACGGTACGGATATCCGCGAAGGACACATCTTTATGTGCAGTCGTGCAGGCGAATATCAGCAGTTTGATCTATGGCCGGACGAGTTTGCAGAGTGGGAACAAGAATGGTGGAATCGCTGCCGCCAGTATTATGAGAAGCACGGATAAATACTACTACAATAACGTAGGAGTATTAGTATGGCCGTAGTTTCCATCAGCAGAATTCAAGTTCGCAGAGGACAAAAGAACATAGGATCAGG